ATGTTCGTAGAACTGGTTTATGACAAGCGTAATGTTGCGGGGCTCGAAGGGGCCAGAGAGATCATTCTGGCCGAGCTGACGAAGCGGGTGCATCAGATTTTCCCTGATGCCGAAGTGAAGGTGAAGCCGATGCAGGCGAACGGCTTGAATAGCGATGCCAGTAAAAGCGATCGGGAAAAGCTGAACCGCATGCTGGAGGATATGTTTGAAGAGTCAGATATGTGGCTTGTATCTGAGTTCCCTACCGTTCGCCAGGTTGGCCTTTAAATTTTACTCGGTTAATATTCCCCACGTTTGCTCGGGCATGAACACTGAGCAACCAGCCGCCGCCCGTCATATGTAATAGCGGGCGGCGGCTTCTTCTTCACGAGCCTTGTTTTTTTTCAGCTGATAATGCAATGGAGTCTTCTAAAGCATTTTTTGCAGCCAGTTGCTTTGTATTCCAGATACTATCAGCTGGCATTTCTACACGTACACTGACGAATTGCTCTGCCGGGATATCAATCGGATCGCCATCCTTAATCCCATCCAGCTCGTTTCGTGCAAATACAGGAGCGGATGAATGTGTGCGGTGATAGGTTTTAACCAACACTGAACCGTCAGCATTGACCTCAAAATCCAGCCAGATTAAAGGCTGCTTATTTCGATCAGTGGGTATTTCAAAGCCTCCATCTATGCCACCCCAGGCGGCATCTGAATTCAATCCCATGCAGCCTTCAATGAGATATACCCCCTTCTCAATGCGCTGGACGGTTACCCCATCGGATTCTTCGTTAGTTTCTGCACTTCCATCCCCGAAAATATTAACTATGGGTGATGCCTTCTTGATAAATCCGTTTCCATCTACAGTGACGCTCTTACCAATCATGCAAATTTCTGCCGCATTGCTGTACGCGCCGTTAACCACTGACTGAAAAAAGGCTCTGCCGCTTGTATCACCCATCCACCGGGAAACAAATTGTGTGTTAGAGGGATAAGCCACATTAATGATTGTTCCCTGCTGACTTCCTGGGTACCACGTCTGTGGGGCGTTGGTCGCAAGAAAAATAGCGCGATCATAATATTGGTTGAAGTTATCGACTGTTTGGGCAAACCCTAACCCCAGGGTACCAAGAACCGGCACGTCACCTGATGATGTGCCAGTATTTTTGGTTGCGGCACTTCCCAAGCCGAGATTTATTCGAGCACCGGCGGCAGTTTTATCACCTGTCCCCCCCTGCGAAATACTTAGCGCAGTTGTTAATCCGCCAAGACTGGTAATGTCACTGTTAGCCCCTTTCTTCGCCAGCGATTTCTGCCCCGGTACGGTGACGGGCACACCGTTAATCGTGATAGTGACGTCTGTAGTACCGTTCATCACATCAGCGAAACCGCTCATGTAACGCTGGTACATAGTGAATGTTTCAGCGATGTCCTGCGCCAGACCGTCGACGCTCAGGCTGTCGCTCAGAAGAATGGCATATTTGGTTCCCGCAGGGATAGCAGGGTTAGCAGCTGGCGTAACGGTAAGAGAGGTTGCGCTTCCAATCGCGGTAATCTGAAAAACCTGCGCCGGACTGGTCAGTGCGATAACAGTGCAGCCGTTACGAATAAGTGAGCCAGCTGCAGTGAAGTTTGTGCCGGTACCTGTAAGGGTTTTTCCGCTGATGGCAATAGTGCCAGTGGTATAAATCATATTTTCTCCACGCAATAAAAAACCCGCCGAAGCGGGTTATAAATCTGGTTGAATATCAGGAAGGTCAGGCAAAAGAGCCGGTACCACGGGTAATGGTTAATGTCGGGGCTGATATAATCTTACTGGCCGTTCCTGTTCCGGTTACCGTTATGATTCCGGTTACAGTTGATGCTGTTAGATTCCTCACAGCGTGTCTTACGGTCATCCAGACCCCGGCAGTCCCGGAAGGGACATTGATTGTCCCTAAATCACGCGTGCTCCCGTTAATGTTGAGGGTGATACTGACCGTTGTTGCAGCAGATGCAGAAAGATAAATTAGCGCCTCAAGAAGTGCTGATTTACCGAGTGCTGATGTTGAGGAATCCGTAAACGTGATCGTTCGTGTCGCAACCCCGCCGCCAGAAATATTGACGTCACTGCCAATCCCCACGTTTGCAATGTCACCGACAAAAGTGGTCGCCTCGACTGACCCTTTGAAGCTGCCGTTAGTGGCGTATACCGTTCCCCGGATCGTGACATTATTGAATGTCGCAAACCCAGACTTATTGATATGCCAGCCAACATTTCCCGTTCCGTCCCACGTTGAGGACTGAATATAGCTGCCGATTTTGGCGTTACCGATCGTCCCGTCACCAATTACGGTGTCCCGGATGATGGTTTGTCCGTTCTGGATAACAAACGGCAGAGTTACGTCCCCACCGGCCTGGGTCATCACCGCGAAGCGGTCAGCCAGGAAGAGAACCTGCGTCTGCATTCCCGATGGCGTGTTCTGAACACCGATCCCCATCCCTGCCGCGTACTGGTTACCATTAGAATCAACAGCAACCTTGATGCTGTACATCGCATTCAGGTTGTTATTGATATCTGCCGATACCTGAGCGTTCTGGACAATTGCCGCTGACTGCCCGTTAACCGTGACCTTAAGCGAGTTGATCTGCGTGGCCGTGGCCTGGGTGAAATCAGCAAGCGTTTTAGAAAGGTCAGTGACGTTCGCCGTGTTCCCACCCGCGCTGGAATCCAGCGTTTTGAGCGATTCGGCAACGGCTTTACTGGCATCAGCCATGACATTATCAACACGCTCAATACCAGCTTTGTTATCACCGTACTGCACGCTCTGGGTCATTCGCTGATTCACCTGAGCAAGGGTGCTGGTGATAAGCGCAATCGCGTTGTTCTGGATGCCACCATTTGCCGTATCGGTTCTGGCTCCCAGCTCATCCAGGCGGGATGCCATAGACGAAGTAGTGTCCGTTACAACCTGCTGCAAACTGGTGATATCAGCGCTGTTCTGCGAGCTGGCCTGCCCCGCAGCATCCGCTTTGTCAGAAATCACCTGAGTGGCGGCAGTGAGCTGGTCAACTGCGGTGGCCCTGGCCTGCGTTTCGTCCGACAGCGCCTGCCTGACCTCCGTAATGCCTGCCGCATTGTCTGCCGTTTCCGCTTCCAGCCGGGTGACGTCAGTAACGCGCGCTTCAGTTTCCGTGGCAATCACTTCCCGGAGCTGCTCGAAGGTTGCAGTGTTGGCCCCCTGCTGCGCCGTCTGGCGGACAACGACATCAGCAATGGCCAGCGCGTTGCCGATAATGGCTTCCGCCGTCTGCTTGTTCGAGCCTACCGCAGCTGCCAGACCATCAGCGTTCTCCTTGATCGCATCAGTCAGTTCAGCCACTTTGTCACTGCTGGCCACGGCATCCTCGATCAGGTCCTTGAAGACTTCAGAGCTTTTGATGTCCTCCAGAATTGCATCAGTGATATCCGAAACATCCACGCTGGCCTGCCCGCGCACAAAATCTGTATACCCTGATTCGTTGCCGGTCCGGTCAACCAGCTGCGCGCGGTACCAGAATATCTGCCCTGCCTTCAGACCCATCTGCTGATATTTGCGCTGCGGGTAAGGCACGTCAGCAAGGAGGATTGCATCATCGGCGGTACCGGTCAGGCTGTACTGAATTTCCGTTTTCAGGGTGTCATCGGTGTTCGCCGGGAAACTCCAGTTCAACTCGATACCAAACACAACGTTTTCAGAAGCAGTAAACCCAACCGGTTTAGGTGGATTACCCACTTTACCCGTCAGAGTTACTTCAGCAGATGACGCCCACACGGATGAAACATCACTGGAGTTTACTGCTCTCACCCGGACCAGATAGCGACCAGAGTAGATCCCCTGCACTTCGAAACCGAGTGATGACGCACGCGGCACGCTAACCCAGTTTCCGCTGTCTCGTCGCCATTCCGCCTCGTAAGCAACTGCACCCTGAACGGCATCCCAGGCAACCCGCATAGTGGTGATCGCAATGTTCTGGTTAACCGTGGAGTAACTGTCCACGACGATATTGTCTGGAGGAGCCTGAACCCCTGGTGGAATGACACTGATCGGACGCTCGTCCAGTCTTGCGCCGGTATCAACGGCAGAATAGATGTCAGGGTTGTATGTCGTCCCGGTGACTTCGAAAGTGCCGTCATTGTTGTCCCGCGTTCCCGTAACACGGAAAAGCGCTATAAACAGATCGTCGGCATCCACACCCCAGTTACATTCAGCCTCAGGCGTTTCGCTGTAGGATGTGGTAACAGTTACGATGTTTCCGTTAACGGCCTGAACGGTTCTGGCCTGAGCTGTGCCTGATGGCAGGTTCAGAAACAGCCGGTTACCGGCTTTCACATCAGCAGCGCGATCAAGGGTTATGTTGCGGCCGTTAACCGCACTCNCCCTGCCGCCGATGGTTCTTCCGGCCAACTCGTTGGCAGCCACGCCGATCACCTCTCCGACAGGGGGCACGTCCATACCTGTGCTGAAGGTCACCACCTCGCCGATGCCGTTAGTAAGCAGCGCCCAGCGCCCGCGCCGGTTTGCCTCTGACTGTCTGGTGCAGCCGATAGCGGTCATTTCAAGCTGACGATAATCAAAGCGCATGGCCAGATCGTTATCGTAAACAGGCTCAGGCGTGTCTTTGAAGTGGTTAGCCGGGTCTGACCAGTTCACTAGTGCAGCAGTATTCCTGGTCGTTTCACTCGGGTCTGCAAAGGTAAATTTACCCTCAACAACACTGGCGTGGTTGTAGATGTGCCACACATCACGGGGCATGTCGGCGAGAACATACATCTTGTTATCGCCCCAGTACGTCATGCCGCGAAAAATACCTGCCAGATCACGAAGTACGGTCCAGGCGTCATTACGGTCCTGGATATAAACGTTACAACGAAAACGAGGCTCCGTCCCGCTACCACCCTTCCCGTCAGGCACTGGCTGATCGCAATACTGAGCGATGCGATAAAGCTCCCATTTATCTATCTGTGTCGCGTCAATTCTCTGACCCAGCCCGAAACGCTCGTTCAGGATGATGTCGTAATAAATCCAGGCAGGGTTATCCGTCCATGCCCATTTAAACACACCCTCCCAGGTACCAGAGTAAGTCCGGGTTTCAGGATCGTAGGTGTCCGGTACACGGATGATTCGACCTTTCGGATTGCATACAACCTGAGGAATGCCATTAGGGAACTGCTTTGCGTCAAATTCAACGTACAGCAGGGCTGTGTACNGGTACACGGATGATTCGACCTTTCGGATTGCATACAACCTGAGGAATGCCATTAGGGAACTGCTTTGCGTCAAATTCAACGTACAGCAGGGCTGTGTTTACGTAGCGTAGTTTGGCGTCAATAATTTCAGTAACGGCCACAACACGCATAGTGTCCACAACATTTACGCTTGTCGAATCAGGAGTGATTCTTCGAACCCGCAATTGCCAGCCTGTCGTAGCTTTTGGAAGGTTTACACGATGGCTGCGCTCATAAAGCGTTGTGGTTTTGTCATCCACAGCTCCGTTGACTACCGTTTCATAGGGTCCGCCATCTACTGAAAGGTCGATAGCGTATTCAACGCGGGTACCGACTTTATCTCCATTGTTTTTCTGGAGTAAAAGAGTCGGCCATCCAAGGCGAATACGCAGCGCAGAGAGTTGGATATTGGAGACGGCTCTTACATATGGGACCGCCTGTTTCAGTTCATATGAAACCTGAAGTTCGTTTTCAACACCGGGGAATCCCTGAATGTAGTCCTGATCCTGAGTGCCGGAACGGAACTCATATTTAACATTGTTGAAATTGTAACTTCCGTCTGCATTCTGAATAGGTGTGTACGATGATGAGTCGCCGAGGAAAATGTTTTTACCATCAAGCCCACCAGCGAACTCGCCCTCTCCGAGAGCAATAAGCACCTTTGCTCTGGCAATGGACTGAATGCTGTCAGGTGCCTCAACAGGCGTTCGGGTCTTATTGCTGCCACCTTTACCGCGCCCTTTGATGATCGTCGTTGTCATATCGCGCCCATAAAAAAAGCCACCAGAAGGTGGCTACTGTTTGAATATCAGGATGTTGATTCATTACAGCCCTGGGTATGTTGGTGCATTGCTGTAGTTACTAAAAATAAACTTTCATCTGGAACAAATAGGTTAAGGAAAGCGAAATGATTGTCGTGTCATCCTTTGAAATAACTGAATCCGGAAGACGTTCCCAGCCATGGGGTGCAACCGAAGGACATCAGTATAAAGCGGGGAAATACTATAATTTTCGAGAGCACCCCGAACTCATAACTACACATTTAGAAGACTTTGTAGAGCACGCAGACCAAATATCGGTACAAAACTTTTACGATTTTATTAGATGGATAAACGGTCCAGAAAGTGCGCTGGAAAGCACTGACTGTATGCTCTCAGGGGAACCTAAGGATGATCCATCAGCAGTCTTATTCAGGTGTACGCATGGAATAACAGGCCGCTTCGAATTTTTCATTCGCCAGATAGAAATAAATGCAAACAAAGAATCAATCAGATGGGTTTACGATAAATTATCGATATACCTTCAGATAGAAAGGTCCGATTTTAGAAAAGGCACCTTCCGCATCAGCCCCCTCATAACGGACTACATCACCCCCGACGGGGACAAGTTGACCGGGCACAGATTCTGTATTTATTTTCAGGCTTACGGGAATGGCATCCAAGATGCCTGGCTCTCGCTTGAAACAATGTTTGATAGTCTCGTGAAAACCACAAAACGTCTGAACACTGAAATCATCAGTGGCCAGGCTGTACCGCTGTAAAAAAAGGTTTTTATCCATAACATCTCTCCGGCCTCATTGATGAGGCCTATTGCTGATCTTCCGCATAAATTCCGGCAGAGATAATCGCCCCGCCTATTTCCCGCTGACCATACAACAAAGGAACGGGGTTGCCGGACGCTGTTGTATTAACGGGTCCACCAAACGCATAGGAAGGTTTGTTATCTGGGTCTTGTCGCATCCGCAGACCAGCAACCTGAGGGGAAAGCATTTGCACCACACCGCCAACAGCCATAGAACCAGCTGCGGCATATAGCGCCATTTGTGTACCTGCTGCCCATCCTATTGGGTTCCACCAGGTAAAAGCCGCAATAGCAGCGGCAGTAACAATTTGAAAGAGGCCAGCCCTTTTACTACCGCGTATTACAGGGATAATGCGAAGTTCATCGCCAGGCCCAAGAAGATCAAACTCTTCCTTTCCTATGTTTATTTGGTTTCGGAAGATGATAAAGTCCAGCCCCTTCGCTCTGGTCTCGCGCAGGTAGGCATCAAATCCATCAATGGTGTTAGATAGCGCCCTGAATACCTCACTGGCAGACGTTAACGCGCGGCGGTGGGTCCTGCCAAATCGCTGAGCCATTGAACCACTGAGTTTAATGACGGTTTTTCTTTCCATTACATCAAATCCTTATAGCGCAGAATTTTGATGGTACGGTCACGATAATAGCCGCCGTAAGGAATGCGCTGGCTTAGCTGACCGTACATGTGATGCAGTAGCATGTTGCCATCAAGCAAAATCCCGGCATGGTTCGGGACGGTGGACTGAACCTGCATGATAACCATGTCACCGGGCTGAGCGGGGCCGTCGTACTCACGGAAACCGCATTCCTGCCAGTTATCCATATAGAGATTTTCACCCTGCTCCCACCAGTGGCGATCTACGCTGTAGTTGGGCAGTTCAATGCCGTGCTCGATGCGGAAATAGTCCATGATGAGAGACCAGCAGTCTGCATACCCGAGTACAAACTGGCGCCCTGTGAGGGGGCGGTCTCCGCGAGGCATGACGGTGCGAATGTCGCCCTCCGGCCACGATGCAATAATCCAGGGCAGTTCCGTGGCATCACACATCAGCATGTCGAGTTCGCTCGGCTGAGTTGTTGCCCCGTCGCCGGGATGGCTGTGGACGATCGCCACCACAGTGCCCTGCTCTTCGGCGGCAGCATAATCCTCAGGATTAAGTTCAAATTGCTCAGTCGGCGACTCAGCATTATTTTTGCAGGGGATGTATTTCTCCACCCGCCCCTTCTGAATAACCACGCCACAGCACTCCTCGGGGAAGGATGCGGCGGCATGCGCCAGAATGGCGCTAACTGTTTTGTCGCGCATGATTATCCTCTCAGAAGTGAAGCGCCGGGGAACCCGCCATAATCCAGTTGTTCATTCTCTCCGAAGCGAGGTTTACAGCCCGTTGACAGCAGTCCGGAGCAGACATCCTGTGAAGGATCATCCACCCTGTTACCGTCTTTATCGAACCAGCCGTTTTGTCCCGCATAAGTGCAGCCGTTACCGGTTTTGTACCAACCACGCATACACCACGTGCACATGGGCTGAATCTGCCGGGTAGGGATTAACTGCCCGCGAAGATCAGCAGGACTGGAAAGCTCAAACTCCACTGTTTCATCATCAGAACCTGATTTTCGGTCGATGTAATAAACCTGTTTGCGTTCCTCATTGGGATTGGCGGTCGGGTTACCATCAGGAAAGTTCCTGGCGTCAAGGTAATGAGCGAAGGTGTCGTGGATGATCACCTTAGCTTTTGCCATCCCCTGAAATCTCCGGCAAAGCGCACCAATCGTGCCGCTGATGTTTGCCACGGTAAGCGCTGGCCGAGAGCTTTGCCCGTCACTGCTGACAGATATCCCGGTAAGTTCGTATGGCCACGCGCCATATTCCTGCCCCTGCCACCAGACTGATTTCGGTTCAAGTTTTGACTCGTCGCCACCCGAGGCGATAATTTCCGCCTCTGTATGGGGGATGGTCTCGTTATGGAAACGAAGAATACCGGCGCCGAAAGCTGACCCGTCCACCTCGATAAGACGGACACGCTCACCCGGTTCCAGTTTCTGGACATCAGATGAAATACTCATGGATGGTACGCCTGTGTGAATGTGCTACTGAGGGTGTATTTCTTATTACCGAGGGTCGATATCTGGAAGGATTCCGCGCGCCAGAGTCCTGATAGCTCAAGTGGCGGTTTCCAGATAAATGACTTAAACCCGGCATGTCTGTTCAGGAAGTTTTTGATCGCCTGAATGTACGCTTCATCACCCGTAAAACTGACACTCCATTGCGGCGTCACCGGGTTGATACCATCGCCAGCCACTTGCGCATAGCCATCTCCAAACTGCGCCTTTCTGGTCCGAAAACTGGTATCAACCTGAGAGGCAACCTTCGGACACCAGGTGAAGGTTTCAACTGTCATGGTTAAACTCCCTTAATCAAACGCCACAATGGTGAGCCAGGCATACTGGCCTGCTCGTTAATAACGCCAGTGATGGCATCTTTCAGTTGTCTGCCAGCGGCACCGGCTGTTCCCTGACTGGTCGCCTGCGGTGATCCACCCTGAATATTGATATCGCCGAAGTTAACTGAAGGCACGCCACCGGAGACCTGAGGAGTGCCAACAGCACGAACGCCCAGCGAACCATCAGCTGCACGGGTAAGCGGCATAATGGCTTCAGGTCCAGCCTCCGCAAATACACCCGCTCCTTTGGCAAACGCAAATAGCTGAGGCGTCTGAAAAACGCCATTGCTGTAAGCGCTCAGGGACGGAGAGTCGTAAACATTACCCTTCGCATTAAAGGTGAAGTTCGCACCAGCATTCTGAATAGCGGTGCCGCTACTGGCGGCTGCGGCGGAAGATGCACCGAAGCTGAAGAATGAGCCTAACGAGCTAACACCATTAGCAAGAGCCATGTTGATTGCAACATTTTCAACAATTTTGAGAACACTTATTCCCCAGTCCTTCCAACTGTCTACGTTACCGTTAAGCATGTCAGTAATGGTGGTAACCGCCCCGCCCATCGCCTGCTTCATCCCGTCAGCTGCCATGGAAGAGTAATCTGTCGCTTCATCCACCCAGTTGGCATAGCCTTCAGACAAGCCCGTCATCCAGTCATCCCGCTGAGCATCAGAAGCAGCGTAATATCCTTCCTGGTCGCGCAGGCGCTCTTCAAGGTAACGCTTATTGAGGGCTAACTCCTGCTGGTAAACGTTCTCATTAATTTGATCGGCTTGTCGCTGGCGAAGGAGATCGGTGTTCTTCTGCTCAAATTCCTTGCGGATATTAAACTGTTCCTGCATTCGTTCACGGAACCGGGTTCCTTGCCCGTAACCAATAAGCTGAGCATCATTAGCTGCGCGGGCGCTGGCATTGCTGTCAGCAAGGCTGGCTTCGTAGTTGCGCAGCTGCTCGCGAAGTTTTACCTGATCAATGAGAGCAGCATTTCGCATAACTTCGGCTTTCTGCGCCTGGCTCAACGTAGAAAGTTCGCCCTGGCTAACCTGATATTTAACCTTTGCCAGCTCGGTATTCTGCCCTTGCAGGGCAATCTGCTCCTTCTGCTGTTTGATCAGACGTTTATAGACATCCTCTGTCTTCTCACCTTCCGTCTTTGGCCCTTTTTTCTGAGGCTTATTGGCCTCATTATTTCGCCATTCAGCCAGACCGTTATTAATCAACTCCTGACGGCCAGTCTGGAATTGTGGGTCACTGGTTAGTCCCAGATCGTCGGCGGCATAACTCAGTCGTAAACGCTCTTTAGCCTCTCCTTTAAGACGTGATAACTCCAGGTCACGGCGACTCTTTTCGAGGGCATCAGTTTGCTTTTTGTCGAGGTCGGCCTGAGGGAGTCTGAGCGGGACGTTAGCCAGCCCTTGCCGGGCCATTAATAGCTGATTTCCCAGACCCAGCAGACGGTTAAATTCAGTATGCTGACCATTCATCATGATCATCGACTGATATACCGCATTCTGTCGCCAGGCTTGTTCGCGTATTAAATCATTACGACGCCGCTCAATTTCTTCGAGAGCCTGCTGTATGCCGCGAGATTTATCTCGCATGTCATTCAATTTTCCCTCTTCAACAGCGAGTTGATCCGTAACAATAGCTATCGCTCTCAGTATATTTGCATCGTTCTCGCTGGTAATGCCCGGTTTTCCACGCGATGCATTCAAATCATCGATCTGGGTCTTCAGCTCACCAACCTTTTTGGCTTGCTCATCAATCAGNCGATTTTGCTCTACCAGAGCACCAACAGTCCTCCCCCTATTATCGTCTGTTTCAGACAAAGACATGCGGGAGGTTTTTTCTCGTATCTCGTCAATTTGACTGGCATATTCCTGAGCAGAACGCCGAGCCTGCTCCTGATTCTGATACATCGCATACCAGGCTCCTGCACCCAACATAACCAAACCAGGAACTCCACCGATGAGACCAAGTGCACCACTCATCAGCCGAGTACCGACAGATGTTACGCTATTGAGATTGCTCTGAGTCGAAACGCGGTTTGCAAGGTTCCGGCTTAAGGAGGCCTCTGCCGCGGACAAACGCCTTTCTGCAACAGCCTGGGCATCAGCGTTTTTAGTTGCCACCAGCCCTGCCTGTGCACGTTCAAGCGCAGTTCTGGCCCTGACTTTCTCTGTAGCAGAACCGCTGGCTAGAGCGGTAGTCAGCCTGGCCTGGGCTGCAGTGACTTTTGCTTCTGCCGCAGCAATTTTCTCTTGCTGCGCAGCCTGAACATCTGCGCTACGCGATCTCTGTACAGCTTGCTGAGCCCTATAAACCTCCGCCCTTGAGGCGGCAACGGCAGACTGTGCAGCCTTATCCTGTGCAACGGCAAGAGCAACCTCTGACTTAGCCGCAGAAATTAGCGCGCCGGTTGCGCTCGTGGCGCTTGTTACTACTCCACTGAGATACCTTGCCAGCCCAACGCCAACAAGTGCACCCGCCACTGTTGTGATCGTGGACATATTGTCTGCAACATCACTTAGTGCGCCACTTACTGCCGAAGAGGTAAATGAATCAAGCGTTTGGGCAACTCCGTCTAGGCCACCAGATAGCGCATCGGTAGCACCTGTAGCCTGGTTGACACCTCCAACCCATGCCATGAACGAGTTTGTGACTTTTTGCAGGGATCCGGAAACTGTTTGCGGCATGCTGGCAAACTCACCCTGTAATGAGCCCAACTGGCTCATTAATGCAGGAACAACCTTATCAATCGTAAGTTGCCCCTGGTCAGCCATGCTCTTCAGGTCTTTGCGGGCCACGCCCATTCCGGCGGCAAGTGCGCGGATAACACGATCACCTGCTTCGTTAACGGCGTTGAATTCTTCACCGCGAAGAACGCCCTGCGCCAGAGCCTGGCTGAATTGAGTGATAACAGAACTCGCTTCCTGAGTATTAGCCCCCGAAAGTTTAAGGCCGGTAGAAACAGCTTCGGTAATTTTCAGAACTTCGTCAGAGCTATACCCAAACTCACGCATTGAAGCAGCTGCGCGTGAAAAAAGGTTTGCGTTGTCTGAAAACGCGGTGCCAGTTCTTTGGCTGATTTCCATTAACTGACGCTGTGAAGCGGCAAAATCATCAGCAGAAGATGATGCCTGTTTAAGACGAGCGTTTACGGAGTTCCACTCATCGGCAATCTGCACGAGCTTACCAGTCGCAAAAGCGGCCGTAGCAGCAGCAGCGGCTCTTCCTGCCGATGCAAACCCAGCGGTCAGATCAGATAACGCCCTTTCGCTCTCTCTGGCGGCAGCGGCGGCCTGACGACCACCATTCTGCATGGTGCGGTAATAATCCTGTCCCATACGTGAGGCGCGGGAAATTTCCGTCTGGAATGATTGCGAGTTAGCGGAAATTTTAATAATCAATTCACGTAATGTTGCCATCACATTCTCCGGGCGAAAAAAAACCCGCTGTCGCGGGCAATCATATCTGACTTAGTTATTTCGGTGGTATTCTCTAGCTGATTCTCTATTTAATTCCTGATATCTCTCCTGGATGAGCCTGTCGTGCTCATCTCTACTTTTCTTGTAGAATTGATATCTTTCACCAAATATCGGCACCATTGAATTAACAAATAAAAGTGAAGCTAAACACCCTAAAATGATAAGAGTTTTTGCTAAGGTTTTATTACTCTTCGCCACATAAACGATTGGAATTGCGCAGGAAGCAAACAAAAAAACTAATGCAATCGGCTGTCGCAATGCAAAGATGATACTTATCAAAACAACTGCTGCTGTGATAACTGCTAAAATATTTCTCATTTACCCCTCCATCGATTTTATAATGGCGGGTATACATCATTAATCAACCAGCGGCAACACTTAGCGCTTCCTCAAGCCCAGCAAACGGGTCCTTCGGTTCTGATTGCTCATCACCACCCCAGCGCAGGATCGCATCGTCCAGCGGTACTTTTGCCCCCTGCGAGCCGTAGATGGCAGAGACGAGCTGGGCGGCCTGAATGTCACCACGAATATCGCCAACCGGACTTTGCCTGTCGTACTCAATCCACATCAGAAGCTCGCTTGCCGTCATATTCTGCCGAAGCTCTGAGAGCGTGCGCCCCATCCGGAGCGCAAGCGACATCAGAAACTTTACGCCGGGGGTTGAGACTTTTCCCGCGCTTCGTCCGCGTTGTTGATCAGGTCAAGCGCCTGTTTGAGCAGGCGTGAATGGATGGGTCCGTAAATTTCACGCACCTGCTCTTCTTCGTCAGCGCTGAATACCGGCTGCTTATCGGTATCACACAGAACATCAATGAACAGAACAACATCAGCGCAAAGATTACGGTGTGCCTTCTCAGACACCGACACATTTTCATCTTCCGCGCCTGCTTTCACCACTTCCTGCCAGCGAAGCCAGGCTTCACCGGATGGCTCACGCAAGACAACTTTGACGCCTTCCCACTCAGGGACGACGACCGTCTTATGGCGAAAGCCAGCCATTTTCGCCATGGCTAATTGTTTTAAAGTTTGCGACATCGCTTATCCATGCCGGGACAACCCGGCATCTCCATTAACTGATAGTAAGGGTGCAGGCAGCTGAGTTAACCGTTTTGACCGGAGAAGAAGAATCCGTAACCACACAGGTGTAATCACCTGCATCACCTGAAACTGCGGTGGCTTTATTAAAGGTATCGGATGTCTGCCCGCTGACGGTGCTACCTGCCTTCTTCCAGGTGTAGGCATACGGAGGCTTACCACCGGCAGCTACTACAGCCATGCTGATCGCAGCCCCCACCGCTACAGACAGTGAGGAAGGAAGATCAGTGGTCAGTTTGAGTACAGAGTCAATCGGGACAGGCTTGCCTTTAAGGCGCAGTGAGAATGTAGCTGCCACAACACCATTGGTACCAGATGACCAGGTATGCTGGCGAACTTCGGCCAGGAACTTAAAACCATTACCTGACGGGAAGATGATCTGGAAGCCGTAAGTGGTGTCGTTGTCATAAGCATCACGCAATGCGTTCTGCGCGGCATTCAGGAAGAAGTTACCAGACAGAGAAATCTCTGAAGGCGCTGGGAGGCCGTTGGTGTTCTCCTGCTCAGTAGAACACAGTGTGGTGGTGTCAATATCCTGTTTCTGTCCACCTGTAAACTGAGCTTCTTTGAGGGTGCAACTCAGATCAAGGTAGGTGGCAGAATCCAT